TTGCAGCTCTCGAATATCTTCCGACCGGAGAGACCTGTCGAATCTTTCCAGCCAGTCCCACTCCTCGTCGGAAGCTGCCCCGACGGTCGTCGTTATGGCTTTAATTTCGTAATCCGCCCGTTCCACCGAAAGTCACCGCCTTCACAATCGCCGACAACGTGAACGTGTACGGCTTGTCGTGCCGGATGAACACCCGGCCGTTCTTGTTGAATCCGCCCGCTGCCATTGTGACGTTAAGATCGCCGGAGTATAGGACGTTCTCGCCAAGCTCCAGCCGACCGACGTCATAGATCATTTCGTTCAACGTGTTCTCGTCCGGCCCCACTTCCCCGCCGAAGCTCCTCGTCAGTCGAAGGATCGCGGAGCTGACCGTCTTCTCCCTGCCTTGCAGCGTGCCGGTCTGCGTCTGCATCTCGAAATTGGGTTGCTCCAGCTTCATCACATAGGGCAGTCCGACGACGACGCGCTTCGCCGCCTGATCGAGCGTGATGGATCCGCTTTCCACTGTTCGCGGCTCAAAGAGGTATCCGTCGCCCATCGCGAGGACTGTCTTCCCTTCCAGATGGGAAAGGCCCGTGATCGAGTCCGTCTCCGTGTTGAACGAGTAAACCTTCGCCGCGTCGAGCATGACACAGTCCTGCTGCGTTCCCGTTTCCGGTATGGAAGTAAATTTCTCGATATAGCGGACCGTTGAGCCGTTCACCGTCCGCTTGACTACCACATAGACAACGTCATTGTTCCCCTCGCCAACGGCGCAGACGGATTCAAATTCGCCGTCGGTGAGGAAATGGCTCCAGCCGTAGACCTTCTGCTCGAAGAGGTACGTCAACGCGAGGAGCGTCCCGTCGCTTCGGATGAAATATACGAGGCTATCCGGCTCCTGTGCGTAGGTGCTGTCCTTCAATTCGTAGCCACGAATCAGATGTCGCACTAAAAGCGACAAGTCCATGCCTGCATAGCTGTCCGTGTCGTAGCTGTACCCCATGTCCCGCACGATGGATCCGCGCCGCTGGACGTAAACGATCCGGTTGCCGGACCTGATCGGGATCACGTCGTTCGCTCCGAAGGACTGCTGACTGCGCGGCGTAATACTGGACGGAGAGACCGTCTCCGCGCCGCTGATCGTCCACTCATTCCCTTCGGTCAAAAGCATCAGGTCGTTACCTGCGACCATGTGCGTGATGCGGAAGGATTGCAGCGAGAGCAGGTCGGCGGATACCGCGCTGTCGTCGGTCACGCTGCCCGCTTCCTTATCGACGGCGAAATTCTCATAATCGCCGCTCTTCGACATCCACACCCGCTGCGGGTAGGCGTCGCTCCCGGCGAAGCAAAGCCGATCCTGGAAGAACGCAGCGCAGGACGGATACCCGGACTTGCTGTCCCAGGCCGAGAACTTCCAGTCCGCCGTCGCCGTCGTCGCGCCGAGACGTTTTTGAACCTTTGCCGTCGCGTGCGTCGCGTCCGTCACAGACGTTATTTCTACGTATCCGTAATGCGTGTATGACTGCGCGGAAAAATCGCAGGTGCACGTCCCGCTGTTCGTGTTCACTTTCACGCGCATCAACGTATACTCGTTCACGGTGCCGGTTTCCGTCGGGTTGTAGTCGCTGTTGCTGGTGTACTTTCTTTCTTCCAGCCACGTGACGCCGCCGTCGACGGAGCTCTCGATCGTCACGCTGCCCGCCCATGTGCCGTGCGTGATAATTTTCCAGGTATCGCCGACGCCGATCGCGGACGACGTGCCGCTCGTGATCGATACGGACGCATTGCTGATCCGCTGCGAAAATTCCATCCACGAGCCGACCTTCGACGAGTCGAAGACGTCGTCGGACGCGGTCAACGTGATTGTGCCGGTCACAGCGGACGGCGTGATTTTGAGCTCCTCGTTCGGGTTCAGGTCGCCCATGGGCGGCTGCGTCCAGTCCATATCCTTGATCATCCAGCTCAATTCACTGTACCGGAGGATCTTCTTGACCGGATGATTCGCGCAGGCCACATAGAGGACGTCGACGGACTGGACGAACCGCAGCAGCGGAAGGTCGGCTGCCGTGTACGGCGTCGCGAGCTCCACGCCCAGATAGACGCCCTCCCGCCATACGCGGACATAACCGACGCCAAACTCCAAGAGATAATTCACGCTGACGGAAAACCGGAAAGACCAAAGCCGGACAGACGAGCTCGCCGTCTTGACCGCGCCGCAATATAAAAGGCCGGGGCGCTTTGTAACGGCGCCGTACGGCCTCACGATTGCATTCTCCGCCTGGAGCAATGCGAGCTGGTATTTGTCGAGGTCTACGCGGGACGCAACGTCCGGGCTGATCTCGCCGCCAGTGAAGGCGGGCTGAATTGCATAATACGGATTAGGCCCCATATCAACCGAACCTCACTTCCGCGTACTCCTTCGGCCATTGCGGCTTCTGTTCCCGTTCGCGTGCCGCTTCGACCTGCGCCTGATTCAAGGCCGCCTGCATGAGCTGATAGTTCGTGTTCATCAGCTCGCCGTTGCCGGTGATCACCATCGCCATCGACGCGGCGAGGTAACGCGCCAGCGCCTCGACGAATTCCTCGGACATCTTCGCCACTTCGTTGACGTCCTCGGTATACTCACACCAAGCCTGTTCCACGTCCGTGCAAATCACTTTCACGCCGTCCACGATTGACACGTCGAATTGATTCAGGTCGACTTCCTTCTTCGCCGCTCCTTCCTGCTCGAACACGAAACGCACGATCAAGCAGTCCGACGGATAGCCGTAGACGAATTCCCAGCCGGGGATCGTCAAGGCGGACAACGCCAGCTTCTCGATACGCCGCGCGAAGCCCCAGCGATACGAACGCAAGAGGAGCTTCCGGCAGTGGTCGTAGTGCATAGCGCACTGCCGCGCCTCCTCCGTGTTCTGCGTCAGTGAAGTGATTCGCCCCTTCGCGAGATACGCGAGAGCGAGATTGCAAATATCTGTACTTGTCATATCCTTCGCCTCCTCTTTTCTATACGCCCGAAAGAAGACCTTCGGACGCATAGAAAAGAGGCGGGAAAATCCCGCCTCCGGTTTACTGCTTCACATGGGTTACGTCGTCGTCCATAACGAGACCGGCCGTCATCTTGCCGCTCGTGAATGTGGATTCCACGACAGTGCGGAGATAGCCCTTGTTGCCGCGCGGCATTTTCGTCGCGACGAGGTGGGCCAGCGTGTCATCCGAGAAATGGAACGAGGTCGTGTACGTCTTGGACGTGTACTCGCCGAGCAACGTGACCGACGAAAAGTCCGACGTGGCGCTCGTCTGGAGTTTGACGGTAGCCGCGCCCGCGCCGGTGTCTTTGTCTACGTCAACGACAAGGTGCATAGGATCGCTGGCCTCGCCGGGGCCGACTGCGACGACGTCGCTGGTCAGCGTCGTGGCAGAAAGCGCCTGATCCTTGAAAAACATATTCTCGCCATCATAAATCATGATCGTGTCCTCCTTCCGTCATTAGGCCGTAGCCGGGCAAGCCGTCTCGGTCTCGCTGATCGCGTCGCAGCGCTCGACCGGAATGCCCTTGAAGTAAAGCTGCGGCATTGCGTTCTGGATCGTCTGCTGCGTCACGAAAACATTATTCTTATCGTTCATGTACGTCTCGAAGAAGTTATACAGGGAATCCGAGACATAGAGACGAACTTTCTTGTCGCCGTTCTGGAGATTCTGGATCCTGTTCTTCGTCTCCGTCAAGCTGTCCATCAGAGCAAGCTTCTGGGCGCTGTTCAGAGATTTCAGCCCGGCAACATTGATGTTACGCAGGAGCGCATTCGAGCGGATATTCTGCACGGACAAGCCGACCTTCCAGGTGAACAACGTGGCGAGCGCCTGGTATTCCAGACCATTCGAATCGGTGACGGTCTGTTCGCCGAGGTCGCGCATTTTGAGACCTGCCATCGTGTTCTCCGGATAGATACCGACCGTATGCTTCGCACCCCAGCCCACGAAATACGCGGTCGTGTTGGTGCCGCTGCCCGGCGTACCGGCCGAGACAACCTGATAGCCTGCCTCGCCCTTTGCGCCGCCGTACGTGTTATAGCGGATGGAAATGCCGTTGAATGTACCCGGTACGTTCTTCGTGTCGCCATAAAATACCTGCTCGGCGACGAAATTGGAAAAGCCCTGGACAAAAGCCGCGTCCTCCGAAGTGCGGAAGCGCTCCTTGTCCTTCTGGAGTGCGAGAAGCTCGACGTCGACGACGCTGCGATCCTCAAGGATCATGCAGGTATCCTGCACCTGCGCCGTACGGCTCTTGCCACGTTTTACGCCTCGGTTGATCATACGGATGGACGGCGTCGGGAGCATGGTCCGGACGGTCGTCACGTTGCCGGTCTTGAGGTTGCCCTCAACCCACGGAATATCCTGCAAAACGGGGTTGCTCTGTTCGAGCGCTTCGACGATGAAAGCGATATTTCCGTTCGGATCAAGTCTCTTTCGGAGATCGCTCAACGTCAGCGCGTCATTGCCAAAAATAGACATCTTTCATTCCTCCTGTCAGTAGTTGTCGAAGTTAGTGTTCGGGTATCGGGCGGACTTGGTTTCAGCGGTCGCCCCGAAGCCCCGGAAAGTATCTTCGCCAACAAGATCGCCCACAAGTGCGAATGCCTTGACGAATTCGATCTTGTTGCCCGCGCCCGTCTCATCGAGCGCCTGCCGGATTCCCGGCACGACTTTCTCCAGCGCTTCGATACCGACGCCCGCGCGCTTCACAGTTACGTCGAAGTTCGCGCCCAGCTCGGTCTTTGCCGCCGCCGCCCAGCCGTTGACTTCCTCCGCCCATGACCGCGCCATAGCGGCCATGCCTTCCTGCGCGTACTTCATACCATACGCCGCAAGCGTTTTCGCCTGCGCACTCGTCAGCCCTGCTTCCTTGGCTACGGTGGCAAACGCGGACGCCGCGGCCTCATCGTATTCCATACCTTCAGGAACGGCTTCGCGGAAGTCCCAGCCAGCCTCTTCCTCCTTTCCGCCCAGAATAGTCCCCGCGGCTTCGGGCTTCTGTTCGCCGCCGGTATTGCTATCGGCCGCAGCAGGAGCGCCGCTTGCAGGGGGCTGTTCCCCGCCCTGCATCTCTGCACCCGCAGCAGGACTTCCGACGCCCGCATCGTCTCCGCCCTCATCGCCGAAAAGCTGCAAATCAAAGTAGTCTGCCATTGTTGTTTACTCCTTTCCTCTGTAGCGCGCCAAGAAGGCGCCATATTCTTTTTCTGCGGTTTGTAGGTTCGTCAAGGATTGCCCGGTCTTGTCGATCGCCGCCAGCATTCGCAGGTTGCCGTAAAGCTCTACGCCGACGTTACGCTCGCCCTCGAAGATCAGGATCCTGCTCGCGTCGCCCGGAGCCATGCTGAAAACGTGGCACCGTTCGAGCATACGGGAAAGGAACCAGCGCCCGCGCTCGTCCCCGATCAGATACCGGAGCGCCGCTTCGTCGCGCCGCATTTCCTCCTCGCGCAGTTTCTCGATTCGTTTCGCTTGCTGCAAATCCGTCGCCATCTGCTACCCTCCAATACCGAGCGTATCCATTCCAAGCATTTGCATGAGCGCCGGGTTGCCGTCGTTCGCCGCCTCGGTCGCGTTCTTGGCTGCCACCGTTGCCGGGACTGCCATCTGCACTGCCGCCGCCGTTTGTGCGGCCTGCTGCTGTTGTGCCGCCGCTTCCGCTTTCTGCTGCTGGATTGCCTCGAACTCGTCCTCCGTTCGCCGGATGACTGCCGGAGCTCCGAGCATGTCGCAATATTTGTCCACCGACGCCGGGAAGTTGATCTTGTCCAGCGCGGCCGGATCGAACTGCGCGACGTTCGCCGCGAAGCTGACCGCCTGCTCGATGTTGACGAGGCCGGAGAGCTTTTGGGCTTGTGCCAGCGGGCTGATATACTCGATCGTGATCTCTTCCTGTGCGAGCACCTGCGCAAGCTGCGGATCCTCCGGCGCGGGGAACACGTTCGCCCGGTCGAGAATCGCGTAGACGCGCTCGATGATCTTCGACAGGAACTCGAACTGGAGCCGTTGAACGACTGGTCCGAGCTGCTGCATTTTCTCTTGGGCGCGCTCCATGACTTCTCTCGCCGTCATCGTCTGCTCCAGATTGTCCAGCATGAGGAACAGGTCGGCCGCATAGGCCCGCTTGATCCTGTCCGTCAGCTCGACGATCTTCGCCTGCAAATGGTCCAGCGCAAGATTGACCTGGAAAAGCGGCGTGACAGGATTCCCGTTTTGCGAGACCGTGTTGCCGCCGGGAACCAGATTGATTCCCTTAATTGCCGTTTGTGCGTCTGACTGCGTCGGCGGCTTGACGCCAAGCTCGACGGCTGTCAGATAGTCCTTCTCCAAAAGCTGGAGACCTTTCGCGTCTCCTTCAGCAAACCAGCCAGGGCCTTTCGCATACGCCGCGTTCCCCGTCACGAGAAAACGCGCCACCGGGACCGGGAATTCATGGAATCCACCGATGTCCAGCCATTCATCGTCCTGGCTGCCCTCTACCCAGTAAAGCGAAATATAGGGCAGGTGGAATTTATCCAGCCGCCGGTTGTCCTTCGCTTTGTTCGGGACGACAAGCCAATAGACTTTATACCGTTCGTCGTGCGCGCTCTCGTTCTCGAAAGAGACTTGCAGCGTGCGCGGCAGATTCTCGACGCCGAACTTGTCGGCCAGTTGGCGGAGCGTCATATACCATTCACGCGCGAACGTGTTGACCATCCCGTCAGCGTCCACGTCGAGGAAATAGGTTCCCACCGTGAACGGAACGAAATGCACGCCGGTCTCCGCCGAGGCGAACACGCCGAGCGGCGCTTGACCGTACGCGAGCTCCAGATAGGAGCTGTGGATCGCGTTGTAGAAATTGCTCTTGTTCAAGACGTCGTTCAAGATGTCGAGCCGGTCATCGAGAAGCTTCCCTGCGCCGGTCATGTCGGAAATGTTCCGGTTCGCGAACGATAGCCGGAACCATTGCCGGGACTGCGGCGTGAGGCCGCTCATGATGCCTGCGGAAAATACCTGATTCGCCGCCCATGCTGCCCCGTGATAGATGTGGTCGTCGTGACGCCTTGCCTGTTCGGTCTCGTCCGGGTTGTCATCCAGCTCGCCGATATACGGAAGCTCGTAGTCCCGGATAGCCCGCCACCTGTGAAGGTAGGGCAGACGCTTCTTTTTGAGGCTGCCGATAATCTCGGTGCATTCACGACGCTTGACGCCGATCAACTTCGCGCCGTCCGACGGAGTGATCAGAGGAGGCGTTCTTGCCATTCCTGCCATAATGTCGCCCCCTTACCCAAGCGTATTGCGCGCACCGGCAAACATGTCCGCGATACTGCCGCCGCCGAGGATCGTCCCCGCCCGGTCGGTTGCAATAGTATTCGCCTTCGAGCCTTTCTTCCGGCGCTGCTCCTTCGTCGCCGTCGCTTCCGCCGACGCGTTCGCGCTGACGTCCGACGGCGTCACGACAGTCGCCGCCGGGGGTGGATCTTTGTAGACGTACTCGACGCGGCTGCCGCCGCCCCCACCACTGCACATAAACATTCCTCCCGTCAAAAAAGTTTGTAGTTTGTATTGCTTCGCGAGAGGCGCTTATTTTGCAAGACGCCCTGCGGCATTACCGGAAAAGCGAAAGTCAAGGCGAGGCTGTCCGCCGTATCTGGGCTTTTGCCTATCTTCTCTTTCACCTTGTCTTTCGGTTCGAGCTGGATCTTCCCGGCGGGTGTAAACTTGTACTCCACGATCGAGAGCTCCGATTTCAAAACCGGCTCGTTCGGGATCGCGCCGCCCGCCTTCATCCAGTCCCGAAGATTGAAATACATTTCGGCGCGCTTGTTCAGATACCGGTCGTCGAGCGAGCCGCCCGCGAAATTGACTTCCGTCACCGCGTAGCCGAGCTGATGCAGCCGGTCCACGACGCCCGCGCCCATGTTCCCCACGTCGATGAACACGGCGTCAGGCTCATATTGACGCATGGCGTCGATAACGCGCTCCGCCACCGCCATCGAATCGAGGCCCCGGAAAGTGTGCTGCCGGATACAGTGCAGCCCCTTCCTCGCCGTGATGACCGTCGAATCGTCGCCGAAGCGGGCTACGTCCACGCCGAGCACGACGGGCTGGCCGCGCACGTCGTCATCAGTCAGATTGCGCGCTGCCGATTCCGTCACGAGGTCTATCGGGATCACGATGTCCGCTGCCGACGCCGAGAAATCACAGAACAGCTCCTGCCGGATTGCCATATCCGTCATATCGCGCTTCATGTCCTCGACTTCCTCCGGCGGAAGTACGCCGGATTCGTCGACGCGGTACATGCAGGAATACCAGGTCGGCTCCCGCTGCGCGCGCTGATACATTTCGTAGAATTGATTCTGCCCGGCGGGCGTCCCGATGATGACCGCCCAGCCTTTACGATCTGCGAGCGCGGGGCGGAGCACCTCGTCCCATAACTCGCGTTTGATGTTCGCGTACTCGTCGAGCACGACGCCGTCGAGGTAGATTCCGCGCAGTGCGTCCGGATGATCTGCGCCGATGATATAGATTCGCGCCCCCTGCCAGCCAGCCTTCTGCGCCGGGAATTCGACGAAGAGCTCCGATTCGTTGATCTTCATTCCGGGGATCACGGAAGTATAATGCTTGACATATTGCCAGGCGATGAGCTTGGCCTGGTTCCTGTAGGGCGCGACATACGCGAAGTTCGGCGCGTCACGCTTGCACATGACCGCCATCTTGATCAGATGGTTCACGCTGCCGACGGTCTTGCCGAAGCGCCGGTG